CTGTATTGCGAGGCTTGGTGCTACATCGACTATGACGGTGACGGTATAGCGGAACTCAGACGGGTATGCACAGTTGGCGACGGTTACAAGGGTGTAAACAATGAATCAGCGGATGAGATACCGTTCGCTATGTTCGCCTGCGATCCAGAGCCACACCTGTTCTTTGGCTCCGATCTGGCCGACCTCACAAAGGATATCCAGAGAATTAAATCTGCTGTACTGCGTGGTATGTTGGATAGCTTGAGCTTTGCCATCCACCCGAGAGTAGGGGTGGTTGAGGGTATGGTGGACATTGATGATGTCCTTAACCCAGAAGTAGGATCAATTATCAGGATGCGCCAGCCTGGTATGGTGCAGCAGTTGGATGTGCCGTTCCTGGGTAAGGAAGCGTTTCCTATGGTCGCGTATCTGGACCAGATGAAGGAATCACGCACAGGCCAGACCGCTGCATCGCAGGGCCTGGATCCAGATGTGCTTCAATCCACAACCAGGGCCGCTGTAACCGCCACGATTCGTGGTGCCGAACAGCACCTGGAAATGATAGCCAGACTGTTTGCCGAGAATGGATTTAAGCGTCTATTCAAAGGACTTCTCAGGCTTGTTATCACGCACCAGGACAAGGAGCGCGTTGTGCGCCTTCGTAACGAGTGGGTGCCAGTGGATCCCAGGGTGTGGAACTCCTCTATGGACTGCTCTGTGAATGTGGGCCTCGGATCAGGGGTAACTGACGAGCGGCTGGCGGTGCTGAACAACATCGCGGCCAGACAAACTGAGGCGATGGAAAAACTTGGGCCAGACAATCCATTAGTCGGCCTGGGGAACATTAGAAACACGCTTGCCAAGATGTTGGAGATCAGCGGCTACAAGGACACCGACCAGTTCTTTAAGCCAATTCCAGTGGACTGGCAACCGCCGCCGCCTGAACCTCCACCACCAACACCCGAAGAGTTGCTGGTGCAGGCTCAGATGGCGGACATCCAAGCTCGCACGGCGGTTGACCAACAGAAGCTGGGCATAGCCGAGCAGAAGGTCATGTTGGACGCATCTAAGGCCCAGCAAATGGATGAACGCGAGCGTGCGAGAATCGCAGGTGACCTTACAATTAGGGAATTTGAGGCAGAAGAAAAATATCAATCCAAGGTAGACCTTGAAATCCTGAAGAAAATGCTAGACAATGAATAACCTGACTCGCGAAGAGAAGGGCAGGCGAGCGCAGGAGATACTTGAAGATCCTGTGTTCACCGAAGTTATCGAAACCGCAAGAGCCAGCATCGTTACACAATGGCATCTAACGGATCTGAACGAGGTGAACACTAGGGAGAATTTGTTCATGCAGGGACGGGGACTAGATGAGGTTGTTCGTGGACTTCGCACCCTGGTCGCTGATTGGGCTGTAGAGAAAAAGCATAAATCTAATAAACGGAGAAAATAGTGAGCGAAACAACAGTCACCAACCCATCAGGGAGTGACCGTAAACGGCGCACTATGGACGAGATTTCAAGCTCGTTCAATGAAATGCTTGTCGGAGAACCAGGGGAGCAACCCGAGCCGGTTGAGGCAGAGGACTCCCTAGAGGAGCATGAGGTAGAATCCGAATTATCCGACAGTTTGGATGAAGTGGATGAGTTCGCAGACGAGGAAGCTGGCGAAGAGCAATCCGAAGGCGAAGGTGCAACCTACCGTGTACTCGTAGACGGCAAAGAGATGCAAGTTCCGCTGGACGAACTCTTATCGGGCTACCAAAGGGGATCTTCATTCACACAAAAGAGTCAGGCGTTGGCAGATGAGCGCAATGCGTTCGCTGAACAGCAAACGGCTCTGGGGCAGGAGCGTCAGACGTATGCGTCTGTGCTTCAGCAGCTCCGGCAACAGATGGAAGCTGCCGCACAACCGAACATTGATTGGGATACGCTAGAGCGACAAGACCCCGTTCAATGGCTAAAGCTCAAGCAGATGGAGCGAGATCGGGAGGGGCAGATTCAAGCCGTACAAGAGGAACAAGTGCGTATGCAGCAACTCCTACAGGGGCAGCAATCTGAGGAACTGGAAAGACGCCTTTCCCAAGAACGGACAATGGTGCTGGAAAAGATTCCTGAGTGGTCCGACTCGGATATTCAGGCCGATGAACAGCGAAAGCTGTTAGAGTATGGGAAAACACTAGGATTCAGTGACGAAGAACTGGGTCAGATTTACGACCATAGAGCATTGATCGCGTTACGGGATGCATGGCGTTACAACCAACTCACCAACGGCGAGAAGATCCAAGCGGCTAAATCTATGATCGGTAGCGCAAAAGGGGGGAACAAGGAGACTTCCCAGAGGGTGCGCTCCCGTAAGCAGAAAGCCATGAGGCAAAAGCTGAAAGACACCGGAAAGGTGGACGATGCCGCAGCCTTGTTTGGTGAACTGCTTGCGGACTAACTAAAAGTTAAATTATGGCAGTTGTAGCCAATACGTTCACTACTTACGATGCCAAGGGGATCAGGGAAGATTTATCTGACTTAATTGCAGATATCTCTCCTACGCAGACTCCCTTCCAGAGCAACATTGGCAGTCGTGATGCAGAGAACACATACTTCGAGTGGCAAACGGACAGCCTTAGTGCTGCTTCAGCCACACCAGTAGTTGAAGGACAGGATCTGAGCAGCTATACGGCTGTATCCCCGACCACGCGATTGGGGAATTATGCACAGATCAATATGCGTGATTTCATCATCTCTGGAACTGAGCAAAAGGTCGTCAAGGCTGGTCGCTCTTCAGAGGTGGGATACCAGGCCGCAAAAACTGCGAAAGAGCTAAAGCGTGATGTTGAGAAAGCTGCTTTGCAGAATGCCGGTGCAGTCGCTGGTGCTACGGCAACAGCAAGAGTTACCGCTGGATTCCCTGCGTGGATTAAGACAAATGTCAGCGCGAATGGGACATCCACTCCCGTAGTGCCTCCGGCGTATACGGGATCGACACCATTGGCGAGTGCGTCTACGGATATCTGGAATGTGTTTGATACTCCAGAAGCGTTCACTGAGGCTATGCTCAAGACTACAATGCAATCGTGCTATGAGTCTGGTGGCGAGCCTACTCTGCTGATGGTATCACCTTACAACAAGACTGTTGTGAGTGGCTTTACCGGAATCGCTTCTAGCCGTTTTAATGTAGACGGCGCAGAGCCTTCCGTGATCATCGGTGCTGCTGACATTTATGTCAGTGACTTTGGGAACCTGTCAGTTGTTCCAAACCGTTTCTTCACTACGGTGGTGGATGCTGGCAGTTCAGCGATGAATGATTGGGCTTTCTTGGTTGACCCAGATGAAGTAAAACTGGCTACGCTTCGCCCGTATGGGATGGAGGCTCTTGCCAAGTCTGGTGATGCCGATAAGAGAATGGCATTGATCGAATGGGGACTGCAAGTGAATAACGAAGCAGCCCACGGGTGTGTCGCTGGAATCACAGCGGTATAACTGAAAACCTAGTGGGGTGGGGGCTTCGGCCCCTGCCCCCGATGGTGCCATACTATGAAACGTATACTTGACTACGACCCAGCAACTAAGACTGTACAGTTCTATCACGAAGATGAGCTTACGGGTGATGTCGCCCTGGAAACTCGTCAGGATATTACTGCAATTGTGGAACACAATAAGGCATTATTTAATCAAGTAGATGAACGTGCCAGATGGGGAGATAGGCAGACCCATATAGCCACCCTTCCGCTCAGTGTTCTTGTAGAAGTAGGTAAAATTACAAACAATTTCAAAGACAAGGCTGCGTTTGATAGATGGATGGACAACCCCGATAACAGGGTATTCAGGACAAGGCCAGGAAAGCTCTTCAGGCCATCTAGTCCATTGAGGACTCGCTAATGGCTAATGTCGGAACGTATGCACAGCTACAAACAGAGATCGCCAATTGGTTGGATCGCACAGATCTGACGGCTACGATTCCGACTTTCATAGAACTAGCGGAAGCGAACTTCAATCGGGTGATACGTCAGCCGGATATGATTACGAAGAACGATTCGTTCTCTATCGCAGGGCGTTATACCACATTGCCTACGGATACTTTGGAAATCGTCAGGATCGTGTTGGATTTACAGCCTGTGATTGTGCTTGAGTATATGACTCCAGAGGAATTGTCAGAGAGGCGTATTACACTGACAGGTACTGGAAAGCCGTATTATTTCACCACAATCGGTGGATCGGCCAATCAACTTGAGGTGCTTAGATCACCAGACCAGACGTATACGGCGTCTATTATCTACTACACTCGCATAGCTGCACTGACTGATAGCGCGACAACAAATTGGCTGTTGACCAACCACCCCGACATTTACTTGTTTGGTGCGTTGGTCGAAGCAGAACCGTACTTGAAGAATGATGATCGGATGCCGATGTGGACATCCAGACTTGATAAAGCACTAAACGACTTACGATTGCAGGGACAACGGGAGCGTCACACCGCTTCTGGCCTCCGTATGCGATCCGTAGCTCTAGGATAAAACATGGCTGATACCACCACTACCAAT